TAAAGGACCTGTCCCGCCGGTATAGTCGCTTTCAAAAATAGGTTCAAGTTCAGTAAAGTCCATGGTTATATTATAAGATGTCATTGTTCGTCCCAGATCATCATATGTCATATATGTTCCGTCAGGCGTATACTGAGTATTTAGTGAAGTCAAAGCACAATCTTTGATTCTACCAATTGATGGATGCTCGGAACCGCCAATTCCGTCTGCTAGGTATCTAATCTTAAATAAATTTGGAGTTACAAGGAAAAGTGAGGTATCTGATTGTTTAACTGACATTCCTTGTTTAAAAAATCTAATAATTTTTTTAATTTGTGTTGCCTCTGTAGAACTTCGAGCACTCATTCTAAACGAAAATCTAAAACTTCTTAACTGAGGTGCTTGAAGTAAAAGTTCAACGTTAGGATTTAAAATAGCACCTGTTGTTCTTGGAATTAATCCTTGTGATCCGGTTGCTGCTTGTGCAAGATAAACTTTTAGTACATTAATGATATTTTGGGAAGGTTGCGATCCCAATACCTCCTGGATGTCCTCAGGCTTCATACTCAATATTGAAGTCAGTGATTTTCCAAATTTAAGTGGATCTAATGAAATTGATGCTAATGCACCAGCTACGGGATTTAAATTTCCTCTTTGATAATCTACTTGATTTGTATCTTGAATATCTGTTTGAATTGGCAGTGTAACTGATCCTCCTATATGAGATCTCACTCTGTTTCCAAAAGTAAACAAGTCATCACCTTCCAGATCAAAGGAGAAAGATCTACCAGTCTGACGGAACATACTAAATCTCATCACATCTTGGCTAGAATTCTGGATATCCTCAGGATATTTAAGATCTTCGTAAGTTGTTCTTATATTTCTTGGTTGTACATTAAAATCAGAGGAATTACCAATTTCAAAAACAGGTGGAACATCCTCTTGATTTTGAAATTGTCCAGGAAAACTTTCCTTCCATAATTCTTGAAGATCACCAGTGGCATTACTAAGTGCTACAACAGAACCAGTGGTTAATTTATATAAAAGGCTTCCTGGGCCAGATGATGCAATTGCTTTATCAAATTCATAATCAGCGATAAAATCTGAAGTAGTATATTTTCCATCACCACTATTAGTTCTAGTTACGCGGTTAATATAGTAACGTGATCCGTTCGCTGAGATCTCTACTTCACCCGAAATAACATCGGGGTTGGCCGCCTTTGTTTCTTCATATTGTTCCTCAGTGACATTCTCTTGGATAATAACTTTTTGCACTTTTTCATTTTCATGGGTGGTGATAGTTCTAAATGTTCTATCAACGCCATTTATATTAAATTTATTAGTATTACTGGTTACTTCCTCGGACATTATACGAATACTTTTTTATATTTAGATGTTTTTTAAATAATATGCATAGGGAATATCAAGAATGGTTTGTATTTCACTCTGTCTGACGATGTGTAGTTGTCCCGGTATCTCTTCCCAGGTATAGTTTCTAATTTTATCCCAGTGAAAATTAATTCCTCTGAATCCCCATCGATATACATCAGTTACACCGACTAATGGATGTTGATCATATTGTATTCTTGGAGTCTTTGCATTGTATATAAATGTATATGTTTCCCCTGCATCTGGAATAATTACAGTTTCGTTTAAGATGTTTGAAATCTCAATCATCATGTCTTCAGGATCACCTAAGTCTCTGATTGAATCTTTGACGCTCTCTAATCGATTACTACCAACCTGCCTTTCAAACTCAAACTCATCTTCCATACTTGATACCTAATTCGTCTTCGGTGATGATTTTAAATTCAATTCTTCTGTCAGCACACCATTCATTTGCCGCGTTCCATTTGGCTTGATTCACTGCGTATGTTTTGCACTCATATAAAGTTGATTTGCTGGTTGGTTTTTTAGTTTGTTTTTTGGGTTTTACTTCTATCACGTAAGTCTTTACTTGCCCTGTACTTTCTTTTACTTTTATAATAAAATCAGGAAAGTACCGATGAACTCTCCTATCAATAGGAGACAAGTATGGAATGAAGAACTCTTCACTACCCCACTCAAGAATATTCTCAGTTAAATCGCACCATTTACAGAAACGTCTTTCCCAATTACTACGACAGATAATGTTACTAACATTACCCTTATATTTTTGGGGATTTGAAGGACTGTAAATACTTTTCTTACTAACTCCCATACATAATATATACGGTAAAAACTATTTAGATGGCATCGCCAAAACCAAAGGCAAGAAATGTTGCTAAGTTAAAAAACACTATATTACAACCATCACTCACATCCACATATGAGTGTAGTTTTGTTGTTCCTCCTGATGTAAAGGGCGAGATTAATTCAAGGGATGGATATAATAATGCATTGAGTGAAAAACTTACATTATCTTGTAGAGAGGCAGCACTTCCAGGAACTTCTTTAGCAACACACACCCTTGATAATGATAGAACAGGTGTTACTGAGAGACATGCATATAGAAGACAATATGACACTACCTCGTCTTTCTCTTTTTATGTTGATCATGACTATGATATAATTAACTTTTTTGAAAATTATATTTCTTTCATAGTCAATGAACCTAGAAATACATCTGTAAATAATGATAATTATTTTTACAGAGTAAGCTTTCCTAATGATTATAAAACTAATTTCTACATCAAGAAATTTGAAAGAGATTATGCAGGTAAAAATTTAACCTATAAATTTTTTAATGCATATCCAATATCCATAAATCAGATGCCAGTTAATTATGATGCATCTCAAATCCTTCTTTGTACAGTGAACTTTAATTTCTCTCGTTATGTTATAATTCCTTCTACTGGACTGTCTCAAACTGTTCAGCAATCATCAGCACCACTGCCGATTGCACAACGATCATCTTCTGTTATTAATGATGCAGTTCCAATATCTACAGATCCAATATCTGCAGTTCCCTTTGATTCTTCTTTTGGCGGCACAGCAGGCTCCAATACTGACTTTGTAGAAAGAGACACTGCAACAGGCGCAAGGATGGATGGAGGAGATGACGGCCCTCTCTTATTGCCTGATGGATCACCAGTGCGTGATGCAGATGGAAACCTTAGAGAAATGTTTTAAACTAAGATAAATACACATACTGAATAACATATTATGCCTTTACCAAAAATTGCTACACCAACTTATGAGTTGGAATTGCCATCTACTGGAAAAACAATTAAGTATCGCCCCTTTCTTGTAAAAGAAGAAAAGTTATTAGTTCTTGCACTTGAAAGTGATAACCCCAAAGAAATAACTAATGCTATTAAAGCCGTTTTAAAAGATTGTATTCAGACACGCGGCGTTAAGGTTGAATCTTTACCTACATTCGATATTGAATTTCTTTTTCTTAATATTCGTGGTAAGTCTGTCGGTGAAGATATTGAAGTGAGTGTTCTTTGTCCTGATGATGGAGAAACTTATTCTGAAATTGAGATCAATATTGATGACATTAAAGTTGTAAAACAAAAAGATCATACAAATCAAATTAAAATTGATGATACTTTGATGATGGAGATGAGGTACCCATCCCTTGATCAATTCATCAAAAGTAATTTTGAATTCAGTGAGGATAGTAAAGTTGATCAATCATTTGAATTAATTTCATCATGTATTGATAAAGTATATTCTGTGGATGAAGCGTGGACTACTGATGATTTCACTAAAAAAGAAATAACTGACTTTTTGGAGCAGATGAATTCTCAACAGTTTAAAGAAATTGAACGTTTCTTCTCTACCATGCCTAAATTGTCGCATGAAATAGAGGTTGTTAATCCTAAGACAAAGAAAAAAGGCACTGTTGTACTTGAGGGATTGGCAAGTTTTTTCGCATAGCACTCTCCCATATGAATTTGGAGAGTTACTTTAAATTAAATTTTTCTTTGATGCAGTATCATAAATACTCATTAACAGAGATTGAAAACATGATACCTTGGGAGAGAGACGTATACGTTGAACTCTTAAGATCACATTTAGAAGAAGAGAAACTTAAGATGCAACAGCAGCAGGCACAATGAATCTAGAAGATCTTTTAAAGTCAATCAGAGAAGAAGATGACTCTAAAGGAGGAAAGATTGATGGTGAAAAATTATTAAAGAGAAAATCTTTTGAAAATCCTTTAAAAGGACAAAACTTTACTGCTCCTAGTATTCCTGGTGCTGGTGCTGCTACAAAACCAATAATTAAAGAAATTGATCTTAAAATTGAACCTGAGAAATTAATTCCACCAAAAGAAACAACAGAAGCAAGCAAGGAATTAATTGAAAAAATTAATGAACTAATTGCTGTTATTAAAGCAGACAATAAACTTGAAAAAGATGCACAGACTTTTGATAAAAGACAAGATCAGAAGAAAAAAATACAGAAAAGAGAAAAAAGAATAGAAGTAAATAAAATATTTAAAGGTGTAAACGCTGGGTTTGGAAAAGTACAGAAAAAAATTGGAGGAGTATTTGATAGTATATTAAAATTTGCAGGACTTACATTATTAGGACAAATCATTTCAATTGTTACTAATTTTTTAGCAGATCCTAAAAATGAAAAATTTATTACAAACGTTCAGAACTTTTTCAAAAGTTTACCTGAAAAATTTGAAACATTTAAAGAAGAATTTCAAAAACTCATAGACTGGTTTAAAAAAACAAAAGAAGATATTGAAAAATTTGCAGAAGATTTCCGAAAACTTTTAGCAGCGTCTCCATTTTTGGGACAATATTTTGCAACCGAAGAAGAAAAAGAGAAAGGACTTCCCGTCGCTCCTGGATTGAACTTGCAACCGGGTGGAATACCTTTACCTAATACTGGGCCATTAGGTTTTCCTATGTTTGTTCCTTTTGCTACTGGTGGATTTGCTATGGGAACAGATACTGTTCCTGCGATGTTAACTCCAGGTGAGTTTGTAATGAGTCGTGGTGCTGTCAGCATGTTTGGTAGTGATACCATGATGGCAATGAATAAAGCAGGAGGAGGAAATAATCGTCCAAAGTATGGAATGGTTTCTGGATATAGTGAAGGTGGTGGTGTTGGAAAAATGCCTCAAAAAGGCAGGGATTTCTGGACATTAGTTGCAGTCGCAGGAACTGAAGATAATGATCCACAGGCCTGGGCAGATGTAGCACAATCAATTTATAATAGAGCATCATCTGGTGTTTACGGTGGTGGGAGTGATATAAGACAATTAATTCTTCAACCTAATCAGTATGAACCAACATGGAAACACCCAAGAAAAAAATTGGAGAAGACTCCGAACCCAGAGTGGTATAATATATCAGACATTCAGAGTGCTGCTATTGCCACTGGAAAGTCAGTATCTTATTTGCAAAGAGTTGCAGATACGCTTCAAAATCAAGAACGTCAAGATGAGGCAAGAAGATTTGTTGGTGCGAGAACTGACTTCATGGGTGGTAAAGAAAAAGCAAAATTTGAAAATGGTGATGTAAGAAGAGGTAAGCAAGGTGAAGATAATTTCTTTGGATCATTTGTAGGACCTGGTTCTATAGATTATGCAGCAACTAATCCTGATCCAGGTGCTATTCCAGGATTCGTTGGAACAAAGACTATACCAAAACCTGAGAAGTTATCACCAACCACACCGTCATCATTACCAATTCAACCTAAAAATGAATCATCTGGGTTTGATTTAAAAAATGAAATTAAATTTATATTCAAAACTCTTAGGAATATAGTTCCTGTATATCCACTCAATCCTCGATCAAGTAATAAATTTATTGTTCTTCCTCCTATTGCACAAAATGAACCATCAAATAGTGTAGTTACTTCACAAAAAGCAAATGATATCCCAGACTTTAACATATCTGGAAATGTTAAGATGAGAGGCCTTGTCGGTAAGGCACTTGGTATTGAGGACTTAGTATAATGATCAAACTTACTGAATTTGCCGCGATTATTGATACATACAAAAATAATTTCGACATAAGAAAAAAAAGATATAAAAAAGAAAAAAAAGATAATCTCAAAGATAGGAGAGAAAAACAAGAAAAAAGAATTGAAACAGGTAAATTTTTAAATGTTGGTAAAATTACTAATAAATTAAAACCAAAAGGTGGTGGAGATATTATTGACAATATAATAAAATTTAGTTTGCTAACTTTTGCTGGAGTTTTATTAAGTAATATTGATAAAATAGCATTAGCTGCTAAAAATATATTTGAGGAAGCAAAAAAAATATTTAAAGATCTAAAAGTATTTTTTGAGGATACAGTAGTTCCATTTTTTGAATCATTACCTGGAGTAATTGAAAAAACAGGAGAAATTGCTTCTTTTATTGGTGATTTTTTTGTTAATTTAAATCCATTTAGAAGTTTTAATAGTACTCTAGACACCGTTTTAAACGGACTACTTGGACTTGGATATAAATTGGGCAATTTGGCCAAACCCCCCAAACCAAAACTTTCTAATGCTGGTTCTTCTGCTTCGGATACTGCAAAAAATAGACTAGCGCAAGAAGCAGCAAAAAAAGTTAAAATTAGAGAAAGTGCTTTAGCAAAAAGAAAAAATTTTTTAGAGACAAGAAAAAAAACTGCCTTAAGATCTGGTACAAGAATAAAAACTCCTGTTCTTGCCGGACGTGGTTCTGCTACCAATCCTTTATTTGGAAATTTTTCTAAATCTTTAGAAGAAACGAAAGCAACGAATCGTGCTTTAAGAAATGCTAAATCTGCTTTAATCGAAAAAGGTAAAAGAGATGCAGCATTTTTTAAACAATTCGGAATTGATAATGGTGATAAATTTTTTAATGCACAAGCAGATCAAATTTTTGATGACACATTCAGTGATCCTAAACTCAAAAAAGAACTTCTTTTAGATGATATATTAGGTAAAAAACCAACAAACATTTTTTCAAGCACAAAAGCAAGTTTTTCTGGTTTGACGAGAGGATTAGATTTTAGATTTAATCCAAAAGATGTTTTAAGATTCTTTAAAAATCCTAATAATCTTAAATCACTTGCAAAAGGATCTATTGCAGGATATATCTTTGAAGAAGGTTTGAAGACAATAGGAACATCAATATCAGATGCATTACCTTTTTCTGAAAATTTTCAACTTCTTGCTTACTTCGGTTTGATTTCTAAGAAAAGAATTTTTAGATTGAAAGCAGAAAATATTGCGAAATATCCTCCTGAGAAAAGAGAAGATACTATTAAAGAATTAAAAAAATCTGCAGAAAGTAATCCTTTCTTCTTGGATAATAGGGGACTTCTAAAAAAAGAAAAAGCAACTGGTATATTGGAACAATTAGCTCCCATACTTGCAGATATGGGAAAAATAAATGAAAACTCGAATCTACCACCAACCAAAGTAGAACCACCAACCGAAGTAGAACCACCAACCAAAGTGGAACCACCAACCAAAGTGGAACCACTAAAGGGATTTGGTGGTCCAAGTTTACCTAATCCTAATAAAAAAGCAAACGAAGATAATTTTACAATAGATGGAACAAAAATAAATATAGGTGATTGGGTTGGCAGTTTGCAAAGTGATACTACATATAGTAGTGGAGGATTAATGACTCTTAACAATAATCTTATCGTGATTCAACCTATCATACAAAGAGAAGGGGTGCTAAATTCATAATGCAAGGAAAGTCTCTCAATCATAAACTAATAGAAGTTTTCTCAAACGAAAACAATGATTCTGTTGATATCAGGGGTGGTGTTCCATTACTTGAGTATCGTGAGAGCGTACTATGTCCTTATATAACGATCGATTTGAGTATTATTGATGCTGGTACTGCAATGCCATCAAAAGACGGTACAAAGGGAACTATAGGTATCTTAGAGTCAATCAAACTTCAAGGTACAGAAAAGTTTAAGTTAAAACTTGAGGATCAGTTCGGCAATAAAATTAATCTAGCAGGAGATAATGATCTTAGGGTTGCTAAGACTGTTTTTGCTGGAAAAACCATAAGAGACTCATCATGTAGTATGAGAGTTGTATCAAAAGAAGCCTTTGATAATTGTCTAACTGATAATAAAATGACTGGTAGTTATCTGGGAAAGGGTAACGTTCTCATTACTCAAGCACTTAAAAATTTAGATACAGAGAAAGATATATTTGCAGAATCAACAAAGAATGATATACAATTTAACGGTGACGGTAGATATCCATTTGAAATGTGTTTAGATGTTCAAAAGGTTTCAATACCTGAGAGAATTGACAGTGCTGGTTACTTGTTTTGGGAGACATCAAAAGGATATAATTTTAAATCACTTGATAAGATGTTTGATACATCTGGAAAAATTATTAAAAAATTTCAAGAGACTGGTATTGCAAATGATAAATTATCTCCTGGATTCAGTGGAAAAATTTTAAAATCAACATTTGTAATGATTAATGATATGTTGAAGCAATTTGAAGAGGGAGCATATAACACGCAACTTGATTTATTTGATCCCTTAGGAAAATTAGATAGATTTCAAGAACTAGTAAGAACATCTCCTGAAGAAGGAAATGGGATAATAGCTGGAACTAAATTACCAATAGTAAGAGAAGAATATAGAGATAAACCAACAGCGGAGATTCATAAGACAAAAGATGACGGACAAAAGATAATTCCTGGGGGTGGGTTGGCTAATATAGATGATGTTAGTTTTGATATTGTCAAGACATCCTTACAATCCATGCAAAATTATAGACAAAAGTTCAGTTCTTCACTTAATATAGTAATTGATGCAGATCTCTCATTAAATGCCGGTGATCTTATATTCTGCAAGTTTCCTGAAACATCTCAAAAAAGAAGTCAAAAAAGAAGCGATAAGGATAGTGGCATATATATGATAGCGGATTTGTGTCATTATAGTACACTTACTAAGGCATTCACTGGATTAAACTTAGTAAGAGATTCATACGGAGTTAAAAATTGATGGAAAAAAATATTGAAACGCATATAGAGAAAGATAAAGTGATTCTCGACGATCCAACACTTTCTCCTCAAATGCGTCGTCATACTGCTGACGAATTAGAACATCTTGAGCGATATCATAAAGAGCATCCTGAGGATCATCATGATCCAACATTTCTTGAGATGTATTGTGATGAAAATCCTGAAGCTGACGAATGTAGGATCTACGAAGATTAAGAATGGGATTACAAAGTAGATACGATTCTAAGGCAATAGCTAAACTCTGGGGTGATACTCAGAGGATGATTGCTGTGATCGTTGGTGAGGTTACACAACTTCAAACACAACCTTTTGGAAAGTTTGATTATGATGTACCTGATGTTGTCGCTCAAAGATATAGAATTAGAATCTTAGGACAGGATCCTCCGGATAAAGATGAATCCATGCTTCCTGTTGCATATCCACATCAAAATAATAGTGGACTAGGAGCACAAGATACAGGAATTATTAGATATCCTCCAAACACATACGTTTATGTGTCTAAGGATCCTAGTAGTGGAAGTTATCTCATTGAGACAGTAGTTCCAAACTATATTGCTGCACCTTTAGTAAATCTTAATGGTGGTGGAACACAAGCACTAAAAGGATTTCTTCCAGGTAGCACTGTTCCTCAATCATATGTCTTAAATGGTGACTTTAATTATGCTGAATTGTTTGGGGCACAAGCACCTTCTGATGAAGACATTAGGATGGCTTCCAATACAAAACTTCCTACCTTCAATAGTGCTTGCAAACCAGTTAATACTCAAGGTATCAATGACTCAATTACCAATTTAGTACAACAAATTGAAGGTTTAAAAACTGGACTTACAGGTAGTGATAGTTTTCTGGCAACCAGTGGTAAATTCATTAGTGATGCACAAAATACTATTAATGGAGCACAGATAGCGAGTGGTATTAATATAGGTGAGGAATCGTATGATATTTCTTTAGGTAATGCAGCAGGAGATATTGCACAGATTATCTCAGCACTTATCCAACAGATGAGGAGATTTGTTCTCAGAAAAACAACAACTATTATTAATAATTTGATCGGTAATGTACCTTTGAGTGCAAGATATCTTGCCAATGAAGCGACTGATAAGGCATTAGGTGCTATATCTTGTTTGTTCTACAGAATCCTTCTAGGACTTGAGGATATGATCGCTAAAATTTTGCGTTCATTCATAAACAAAATAATCAATGCATCAACTTGTCTTGTAGAAAATTTACTTTCAGGAGTTATTGGTACTTTAATTGGTAATATTGTAGGAGCGATCACCTCAATCTTATCTACGATTGCAGAGACTCTTGGAACGGCGATTGATTTTGCAGTAGATATTCTTGATTTTGTTATTTCAATTCTAGACATTGCTAATTGTCCAGTTAAAAAT